CTAGAAAAAATCCTAACTCTGGTGGTCAAGCTGGTTTTGAATTAGGGGCAAATGTTACAGCAGGAACTGATTATAAATTCTTAGGAGATGCAATATCAGCGAATGCAATAAAAGCAAATAACATACTTAATATAGGTAGTGATGCAACATCTGGTATAAGATTTAAATTTTCAACACCTGATGATGCCCCATCTGGAGCAGGGACACATTTTTTTAGAGGGTATTCTAGTAGTTCAAATGCTGATAATAATGGATATTGGTTTAATTTTGATGCACATAATCAATCAATTCAATTAGCAGATGGTACAACTTCTAACAATGTTATAGTAACCATAAATAACACAGGTGTAATATTTACGGGAGGTACTTTAGGAAGTGATAATAGCGGTGAAAGAGCTATAACAAGCACTGCTGCCACATTTACTGATGGAAGTAATGATAGGCTTAGAATAGGTGTATCAACAACATCTGGACACAACGCTAAGATATTCATGCCACAGTCTGGTGACTCCATGACTCTTGGAGGGGCAGGAACTGCCTCTGTTTTACCTCACAATTTGACGAATAAATTTGGAAGTTCAAGTTTACCTTGGGATGAAATATATGCTGATAACATATTTTTAGATAGTGGTGGAAGTGCTGCTCCTGCTTATACATTTTTTGATGATACAGATACAGGGATGTTTAGAGATTCAATAAATGGAGTAGGATTAGTAGCCCATGGAGGCTCTGGAGTTGTTGTTGCTAATAATAGTGATGGTAGTAATATATTTAGAACTTGTATATTTCCTGACAATACTACTCAAAATGGCTCTGCGGCAACTAGTTCTATTCATTTTATTGGTGCTAAACACTCATCTGCTGCTGATGGGACAGGTACTTTTGATAGCAGGAAATTTTCAGGTGTTGTTGTATCTCAACTATTTATGGATGGCGGCACTGCAAGTGACCCTTCAATAATATTTAATGATGGTAATGGTGACACAGGAATATTCTTTGAGACTGATGAAGTAAGTATCACAACTAATGATACACAGAGACTTCAAGTTGATAATGATGGCACTACATTTAAAAGACTTCAAGAGGGAACATCTGCATTTGATGTTACTGTAACCTCAGCTAATTTATTAAAAAAAGTTACCTCATCTAAACGATATAAAGATAATATTAAAAAAATTATAACTCCATCAGAAAAAATATATGATTTAGAGCCAGTTAATTTTACTTGGAAAAACACTGGTGAAGAAGATTTTGGACTTATTGCAGAAAAAGTACAAGAAACTTTACCGGAATTAGCAGTATTAGATGCAGAAGGTCGCCCTGACGGCGTAAGATATTCTATGTTATCTGTGTTATTATTAAATGAAGTGCAAAAATTAAAAAAAGAAATAGAAGAATTAAAGGAGAATAAGTAATGCCAGACGTAACAGTATCATTTACAGATGCACAATGGGCTAGGGTAGTAGCAGCATCTGCTAACATAAGAGGTGCTTTTGATGGAAGTGGAGATGTTGATGAAGCTTTTTTAGCCACTAAATACAAAAGATGGACTGAAAGTATTGTTAAAGACTACGAAAAAGACCAAGCATCAGTAGATGACTTCTAATGAAAGCCAAAAACAAGATAGTAAGGTTACGCAATAAGTATCCCTTAATGTCTTCATCGGAGATTAGTAAGAAAGTAGGGGTCAGTCGTGTTTATGTTCACAACATTTTAAAGCAAAATGACCTACAAACTAAAGTTCCGAAACCCCAAAAGGTGGTATACTGTAAAGAGTGTGGTGATGTTGTCGAAAGTGGACGTAAATTACATGAGGGACAATGTACATTTAACAATAAATGGTTAAAAGTTACATGTTTTTGGTGTAGAGAACCTTTTTATCGTAAAAAAAGTGTTATTAGACAACGAATTAAACAAAAATTAAGTAATATTTACTGTGGTGTGAACAATAACTATTGTTTTCATGAGCGTAGACGACAAAATGGAAATAAACAACGAGTTAATAGAAAAGTGGGAGCCTAAAATATATAGGATTCTAAAAAATGCATATATTGAGGGATGGGAAAAAGAAGATTTAGTACAAGAGCTAAGATTAACAATAATTAAAGCTGCTAAAAAGTATAATCCTGAAAAAAATACTATTTTTCATACATATTTACACACAGCTATGATAAATACGTTGAGAACTATACATTCTAAATCGCTGAAAAGAATTTCTACTATAAGTCTGGATAAAGATAATACATCAGGTGTGGCAGATAATGACAACTATACACTAAAAGATGTATTGACTATTGATGATAAGTTATTAGATGAAGTTAAGTTTCAAGATTTCTTAAATTCACTTAATCTAGACAATAGCGAAACAAACTACTTGACAATGAAGTCACAAAACTATACTATGGATTACATTCAAGATAATTTAATGGATACATCAGTATATAAAGTTAAAAAATCTTTGAGGAAAAAGTATAAAGAAAAAGAGGAATAGTTGCAGAATTACAATTTTATTGAATCTGGTTTAATTTTTGGACTATGTGAACCAGATAATTTTAAAAACTTCACACATCCGTCCAAAGACTTTGCACAGCATGAGGAGGCGTACAAGTTTATTCAGGGATATATTGATGAATTTTCAGAATATCCTACTAATGAGATACTTCTAGAGAAGTTTACTACATTAGCACCTGAAGCACAGGATATAAACTTTAACTACGCTTTATCTGAATTTAAAAAGCAAGTTATGTTTAGGCACATAGTAAATGCCTTTTCTGATAGTAAACCTATTTTACAAGATAATCCTAAAAAAGCATTAGGTTTAATTATGGATGGCTTACATGATATTGAAATATTACATGACTCTGATGTTTTCCAATATGATGATGGGGAACTAGATAGATATGAAGAATGGAAAGATAAGAATAGTAAAAGAGAGTTAGGTGATGGCATGATAGGCATACCTACACCTTTCAAGATAATTAACAATACAGGCATGGGATGGCAACCCGGTGATTTGATTACTGCATATGCAAGACCAACAGTAGGTAAGACTTGGTTGTGTTGTTTGATGGCTGCGATAGCTACAGAGAATGGGTTTAGGACTTTATTTATATCACCTGAAATGACTAAGGCATCAATTAATTTAAGGATGGACGTTATATTAGGGCATATGAATGGATACTCTTTATCTCATGCTGCTATTAGGAACGGAACTGATATAGATGAAGAACAATATAAAAAGTTTTTAAGGAATAGTGATTCTAAAAATTTATTAATATGTGACCACATTAGTGGGGAAGATAGTATATCTTTACCTAGTATTAATAATTTAGTTAGAAAATACAAACCTGACTTTTTAGTGATAGATGGTGTATACTTAGTATCTACTAGGGATACTACAAAGGCGGCGTGGGAGCAATCACATTCATTATTTTATGGGTTGAAAAACTTAGCCTTATCAAATAATATTACTGTGATGGCATCAACTCAGGCTACAAGAGATGCGGCTGATATGTACACACCTCCTGCACCCAACCAAGTAGCATTCGGGGATGCCTTAATAAGAGCATCAGATGTGGCAGTATCAATGTCAATGATGCAGGATGAATTAGACATGGTGGTTAATGATAAACGAAAAATACAATTTCAAAAGTATAGAGATGGAGACTTACCATTCACTGATTACGAATTTGTGTGGAGAGTAAACAATGGACAAATTGAACAAGATGATGCAAGAATCTAAAACATCATTATTAAAAATAAAGTGTGGTAAGTGTAGTGCTGGTGGGACTTTACGCACAGGTTTAACAATTAAAGTGCCACTATTGACATCTAAGGGTTCTCCGCGTAGAGTAAAAGGATTAGGGGTGGTAAAGGAAGACCCATCATGCATAAAATGTGGAATGACATTCCCAGAAGGATACAGAGAGGTAAAAGGTGAATACTTATACAGAACAAAACCTATATGGCAAAGTGGAAAATTTAATAGACTGGCTTGACATCTTACATAAAATTGGTGTTGATGTACCAAGAGGTGAAGAACAATTTAATATAGCATGTCCTTTTCATAAAGATGACAAGCCTTCTTTAGCGATAAATACTGAAAAAGGTGTGTGGATATGTTTTGCAGGATGCGGTCAAGGTAGCTTAAAGAGTTTTATAAGAGCCTATAAAGGATGGAGTGCTCGTGAGATAATAGACTTTTTAGTAGAAAACTCAAATGGTTATGACCCTCGAAAAGTATTTGAAATAGATACTCCTGCTCCTCTTGGATTACCTGCATTGGAGGAAAAAGTATTTCCTTATAAACAATATGAGGTGCCTGATTGGATATATGATAGAGGATTTGATGAGTTTACATTACAGAGATGGGGATGTGGTATAACACCTAACAACGGATTAGTAATTCCAGCTCATGATAAAGATGCTAAACTAGTAGGCTGGATAATAAGACGGGAATATGGTATTCCTAAATATGTGTATGCAAAGGGATTTAAAAAATCTCATATACTATTTGGACAACCATTGATTGATACATCTAATGCTGTGTGTATAACTGAAGGGTCATTAGATGCGATGTGGTTAAATCAATTAGGGTATCAAGCAGTTGCTCTATTAGGAATGCAGATGTCTAGTGTACAGGAACAATTAATATTACAATTACCTTCTAAAGAAATAATACTAGCTTTAGATAATGATGAGGCAGGTAAAAAGGGAAGAGATTATATATTAAAAAGATTGCAAGGTCGTATTAATATATCTTACTTAAAACTTCCTATGGGATATAAAGATGTGCAAGATATTAAAAAGCGTGATATAATAAAAGAAACAATTAAAAACCGGAGAATCTGGTAAAGGAGAAAACATGGCAGGAATAGCCGACATTCAACAAAGATATGAGAGTTATCAAAGTAATAGAAACTCCATGTCAAACAGTAATAGTATAGGTAGGCAACTATTTTTAAAACAAGATGGTGACCAAGCCTTTATTAAATCAGTGGCAACAGGAAGCCCTGAAGACCCATTCTTAACAGAGATTAGGTTGCACACTTTCAGAGAAGATGGAAGATGGCAATCTGTCTTACACACAGAGGATGGACCAACTGATGAGGTTCCTGAAGACAGTGTACCTTCACGAAAGTTTGCTTTATGGGCATACGTTTCAGAAGTAAAACACCCTGAAAAACCTAACTTAGGATTAGCAGGAGACTTAGATTGGGAAGAAGAAGTATTACCATCAGGTAAGAAAGTTTATGTGGAACCAATCAATGACTTCAGAGTTATTACTTTGAGTTTTGGTAGAGGTAGATACCTTTGGAATGAGCTTGTTGACATTTACAATGATTGGCAAGGACTAGATAAGGGTGTTCTTAGAATTAAAAGAAATGGTTTGAGCACTGATACGACTTATACAATCACTGCAGTAAGTGATAAAACTATTGAAATACCTGAAGATAGGTTAAAAGAGGTATCGGAATTGACACCTTTAGATGAGTTTTTTGCAGATAGGTATGGTAAAAAATATGTACCTGCAACATCACCTACTGAGAATACTATAACCGAAGACGCAGAATCTACATCTGAAAATGGTGTAGAAATGCCCTTCTAAAAACCTCCTCTCAATAACCCTCCTAAGTAACTTATCCTGCTTAGGGGGGTATAGTATATTATGATAGTTACACCTACAAATTTTAATACAGTTATAGAGACCTTAGATAAGATTGAGACTAACTGCTGGCTTATAGACGTAGAGACCAATGGTTTAGATGTTCATCAAAAAGGCATAAACATATGCGGAATAGGCTTATCCCCAATAACTAACCATGAAATCTTAGACAACTCTGAGATTTACTATTTTCCATTTAGACATAACAATGATGATAACCTCAGTATGGCTAACTTAGGTGCTTTAATAGATTTCCTAAATAATAAATGTAAAATTATAGTTGGGTATAATGTAAAGTTTGATACTAAATTTATGGAAAAAGAAGGACTTAATGTAACTGATATGAAGTTTATAGACGTATTAGTAATGGTTAGGATGACTGAGCCTACCACATTAAACAAATTAAGTTTATTAGATATAACTATAAAAGACTATGGACAATCAGCAGGTCAGTATGATTTAGACACCGATGAAATACTTAGGACTAATAAAACTGATGATGTAAGATGGAAAGATAATTATTCTTTAGCCCCTATAAAAACCCTTGGTCCGTATTGTGTTGAAGATGTAAGATGGACTAAACGTATATATATTGACAGACTAGAAAAGATTAAAAAGTCAGAGATGTCTGAGCTTCTTAGATTACAATGTAATTTAACTAAGGCTTTATATGATATGGAAAGTCGTGGTGTAGCCATAAATAATAAGTATGCAGGTATAGCTAATAGAAAATTACTTAATAGAATTAGTAAATTAGAAAAGCGTATCTATGAATACACAAAAGAAGAGTTAGGTTTTGATAAGATAGATTTTAAATTTAATATCAGTAGCCCAGCACAGATAGGCGAGGTGTTTAATAAGATGGGTATACACTCATCAGTTCGTACATCTACGGGTGTAGAAGCATGGAATGAGGCAGTATTGGTGCAGGTCAATCATCCACTAGCAGGTTTGATTAGACAGTATAGAACATTACAGAAATATAACTCTACATACATTGAACCCTATTTAGATATGCCTATATTACACACTGGTTTTAAAAACTGGGGCACAGTTACAGGTAGGTTATCCTCAAGCAATCCTAATCTACAAAACATCCCAAGAGATGTTATATACGTTAACGACAGAGAGTTGACAACAGAAGATATAGAAGAAGTTAGAGGTAGGATAGCCGCACTTGTATCAAGCAAGGGTGGAGATACATCATTACAACTGACTGATGAATCTATAGAAGCATGGAGTTTTCTAGGAGGCGATAAGTTTGATAAGTCAGATAAAAATCAAGTTGCTATCAGACATTTATTTGTACCTCGGAAAGACTACAATATGGTTGCGTATGATTACTCTCAAATGGAAGTACGAGTATTTATGGACTATGTTGACAACCCTGAGATGAATGAGCTGATGAAGCAAGATGATGTAGACTTTCATGGCGAAGCAGCTAAGATTGCATTTAATATGGACGAGGATAATCCAGAATTTAAGTTTTATAGACAATTAGCAAAGTCTATTACATTTGGAGTTATATATGGAATAGGTAAAGATAAACTTGCGATGCAGCTGAATACAACAGCTTCAGAAGCGTTTAACTATAAACAAACATATTTAGAAAATATGAAAGGTTCAAAAGAGTTTTTTAACTCTGTTGTTAAAACTATTCAAGATAAGGGCTGGGTTAGGAATAAATATGGTAGAATTTATAGAGTACCTAAAGATTATGCATATAGAGGTGTTAATTACTTGATACAGGGCACCAGTGCAGATATCATGAGTGAACGAATAGTAGAAATACATAAGTATTTAAAAGATAAACAAAGTAACATATTACTTCAAGTACATGATGAAATAATATGTGAAATACACAAGTCTGAGATGGATGAAGTAGGTCCAAGAATTAAAGAGTTAATGAAAGAGAACTCTTTAGATATTCCATTAGGGGTAGATATGGAACTATGTAAACCATCATGGGCAATAAAGCAGGAGATATAGTATGCAAGTTAAATTAAAAAAGAATGAAACATTTGAAAAACTACTTAGAAGGTTTAAAAAACGTGTAGAAAAAGATGACATTATAAAAACTTTCCGTAGTAATCAGGAATTTGTACCTAAAAGTGTAGCTAGACAACAAAAAAAAGCAGATAAATTAAGGAAGAGTAAAGAAAATGGCAGAAACGCTAAACGATAAATTAAATGAATATTTAAAAAACACTGATGAGGAAGTAATGCTCTATGATGAATATGCCGATGCATTTGTAGGGTTAGGATATCAACAGTATAGAGGTCCAGTTGCAATATATGACGCAAGGAAATGTGTTGAAATACTAACTAACAATTTTATGGATGACCCTGACTGTGAAAATAGAGAAGCGGCTGAAGAAATGGCAATAGAATGGTTTGACTATAACTCTGTTGGAGCATGGTATGGAGAAAAAACACCAATATTTATATCAACTAGACCAGAGGATTTAGAATAATGACAGCAGGATGGACAAACCCAGATGCTCCTTTTGATTTTACACAAGGGGAGTGGGATAATTATCAACAAAATTACTCAAATTTATCTTGGGGAGAGTATAAACAAATGAGAGAATGGAATGTGGAGGAAAAAATGACACAACCACAAGCAAATCAAGACCCTAATAATAGAGCATATCCTAATAAACAATATAGTTTTGCAGAGTCTTACGCAAAGAAGATGGAAGAAAACACTGACCCATCACATTATCACTTTGATATAGAACCTTTTGATTATATACACGATAATCAGATGAACTTTGCAGAGGGAAATGTGATAAAATATATAACAAGGTGGAGATACAAAGAGAATGGTATTGAAGACCTTTATAAAGCAAAGCAATATATAGATATGCTAATAGCAAAGGAGCTAATAGATGGCGAAAGTAGGAGTTAAATTAGGATTTACATTTAGAGTAGGTCCGCTAGATACAAATCAGTACGCAAGAATGGACATGGAAGTACATGACATTGACACTGAACTACCAATAGATGAGCAACTAAAAGAAGCAGGGTTGACTATTGATAAAGCATACACTGTAATACATGATAAGGTGGATGAAGAAATCAAGAATGTCCTAATGAAGGGAAAAAAGAAGGATGGAAGCTGAACACGTTAGAGCCATTATTACAGAACAGTTTTTATCTGAACGGGAGACATTTGATAAAAAATTTAGTGAGCAAATGAGCCACCCCGATGATTTTTGGAATACTATACTAACAAGAGAAGCAGGTAAAATAGCTGATGCTGTTTATGAAGAGACTCCAAGTGTGTTGTATAATGGATTGATTCAATGTGGAGCCGTGTGTATGGCATGGGCAGAAGCAATACAAAAAAGAAATATGAAAAGAAGGATAGAAAAAGGAGACGATTTACTTTGAAAGAAAATGCAGAAGCAATATTTAATGATTTATTAAATGATAAAAAACTCGCTACTAAGCGTGGAGACGATGAAAGTTTTGCTTATGGTAGAATACCTTTTAATATTCCACAGTTAGATAAGATTACAAATGGTGGGATACCAAGAAAAAGATTTACCCTTTTATTTGGTGGATGGTCATCAGGTAAATCTTATATAGCATCTCAACTATGTAAGTCTGTGCAAGAAGAAGGTGGAGTACCTATGTGGATAGACTTAGAAAAGTCTTGGGACCCAGCATGGATGGAAAAAGTTGGTGTAGATATAACTAAAATATTAGTTGCAGACCCGGCAACTGCAGAGGAATCATTTAAAGTTGCCCAAAAAGGCTTACGAAGTGGCGTAGATTTAATAGTGCTTGACAGTGCTGCAGGTATTATACCAGCAGACATATTCAATAATGATAAAGGCATTGACTACAGTCCCATTGCATGGCAATCAAGAACATGGAATCAAATGTTAATCAGGTTACTCCCAGACTTAACATATGGAAGTTCTTTGGTAGCTATAAATCAAACTAGGGGAGCGATGGGACCAGTCACTGCTATGGAAACTATGCCGGGTGGAGAGGGACAGAAGTTCTTTTCACACTGTTGTATGCAGGTTTCTAAAGGTGGGTGGATAAATGAACCAGCTTCATCTACTAATAGAGTAGGGTTTGAAATCAAAGTAAAACTATTGAAAGATAAATTTGGTGGAGAGAAATGGGAAGAAGTAGTTGTACCATTCCGTGTTGAAGGTGGTGTAGATATAGTAGAGACTTATGTAAGATTAGGACTAGAATACGGTATTATTAAACAAACAGGAGCTTGGTACACCTATGAAAAAATGCCTAGCAAAGTTGCAGGTATTAATAAAGTAGTAGACTGGTTTAAAGAAAACCCTGATGATTATGAGGTATTTAAAGATGAGACCGAAAAGTTTTACACCACAGGAGAATCTGATAGCAAAAGTTCTTGATGAAACAGGACTTCGCTATGCTAGACAAGTGCCCATAGGAAACTATACTGTAGACTTCCTTATAACTGAAATGGATGTTATAATAGAAGCAGACGGTCCTTTTGGGCATTTAGCAAAACGTGATGCAAAAAGAGATGCTGATTTAATTGAAATGGGATTTGAAGAAGTTTGGCATCTTGAAGAAAAGACATATAAAGATATAAAGGATAGATTATGGCAGGAATTGAAGCTATAAACAACGCAATAAGTAATGAGCCTAAAGCTAAAAAGTCTAGTGGTCGGACTAAAAATCAAGATAGATGGTTACTTAAATCTATTGATAATGCACTTTCGTATAAAAATAGACCACCTAGCAAAGGTAAATTTTATCCCTCTGTATTTGGTAACCCTTGTGATAGATATCTATATATGGCTTATAATGGTTTATTAGGTTGGGATGAAATAGATGCTAGAATAAAAAGAATATTTGACCATGGAGGCACTTTTGAAAGCCGCATGAAAAAGTATTTACAAAAAGCAGATATCTATATAGATGATGAGATATCAGTAAAGCTAGATAGTCCACCTATTTCAGGTCGGATAGACTTTTTAATTAATCATGATAAACATGGAGAGACACCCTTAGAATTAAAGACAATTAAAAATGAAGATTATCAAGAATTAAAAGACGCTCCAAAACATGAACATTTAATTCAATTACAAATATACCTTAATATTAGAAAATATGACTATGGAGTTGTATTATATGAAAATAAAAATGACCAAAAATTAAAAGCATTTAAGGTTGACAGAGATGATAAACTATGGGATGA